TTGCCTACAAACGTCCTTTCTGACCATAAATGCCGCCTCGCCAAGCCTGCGGAGAAGCCGCAGAAGCTGTTCGATGGCCACGGCCTCTACCTATACGTTGCTCCTGCGGGTTCGAAGACATGGCGCGTTGCCTACCGGCTTGACGGCAGGCAGCAGACCGAAACGCTCGGCCCCTATCCACTGCTGACGCTTGCGGAAGCTCGCGAGCGTCGTGATGTACTGCGGCGCAAGTTGCTCGACGGTGAGAACCCCAAGCGACCGAAGTCGCCCAAGGTTAGCGTGACCCTCATGGAAGCCTCAGAGGCATTCTGGAACGGTCGGAAGGATGTGACGCCTGGATATCGCAACGATGCGCTTCGGGGCATCGAGCTGCACCTCGGGCCTGCGCTCGGAAAAATCTCCATGGCGAAGATTGATCGCGCGACGTTGCTTGCCGCACTAACCGAGATGGACCTCGCGGGGAAGCATGCCTATGTGCGCAAGATGCGCATGTGGGTGTCGCAGGTGTTTGACTGGGCAGTCGAGCATGGGCATGCCGAGCAGAATCCAGCGGCTTTGATTAGGCCGGAAAAGGCGTTTGGGAAGACGCGTCGTAAATCTCATGCTTCGCTAAACGAGCATCAGGTGCCGGATCTGCTGATGCGGCTATCGATGGAGCAGGAACTGCAGTCTGTCTTGGCGTGCCGCTTGCTGGCTTACACGTGGGTGCGCACGAACGAGCTGCGTTTGATGGAGTGGACCGAGATCCACGGCGATACCTGGCGCATTCCGGCTGGCAAGATGAAGCGAGCACGAGAGCACATTGTGCCGCTGTCGCGACAGGCCCTGCAGGTGCTCGAGAAGATGAAGGCGAAGGGAAGAAAGAGCCGCTTTGTGTTCCCCGGTGAGAACAGCCTCAGCCGACCGATGAGTGAGAACGCGGTGCTGTATTTAATTTATCGCATCGGGTTCAAAGGGCAAATGACGGGCCACGGTTGGAGATCCGTAGCGTCTACCTGGGCGAATGAACGCGGGTATCCGCCCGACGCCATCGAGCGACAGCTCGCGCATGCGCCCGATGACAAAACTCGGGCTGCATACAACCAGGCTGAGTACCTGCCGCAGCGACGCGCGATGCTGCAGGATTTCGGGGACTGGCTAGACGAGATTGATCCCAGCCGCTCGAAGAGTTGAGAGACGCCAGCCGATGGTTTTGCGGCTGACATACACGTCCGGCGGAGGGAGCTTGCCGGCGCGCATCCAACGGCGGATGCATTCGCTGCCGACGCGCAGTTCCTCGGAAAGATCGTTCCTGTATAGCACGCGGTCGGGCGTATCTTGGTTGACGGTATTGTGCTGAGTTGTCATTTCGTGTTGCCCTTAGTGTGTGCTTGCGCGATAAACAAGTTGGATAAGTGCTGCTGCAGCCTGAAGCGGTACGACTCCATTGCCGACGCCGGCGCAGAGTTCGATAGCGGTGAGAGTGGTGGGTAGAGCCATGTCATTCGCAAAGTCCGTATGCAGATGCGCATGCGCGCGTTTCGGTGATGTCTGCGAGCAGGTCGAACTGGCGACCGCCGTGGGTTGTCTTAGCCCAGCGCACGACGTGGTGGATGGTGTGTTCTTTTGCCTGGGCAGGGGAAATGCCAGGTGCCGGAATGAACGTTGCCGCCTGTCTCTTGCTGACGCTGCTAACCAATATTTCCCACTCGGCTATGCGCGCAACATGCTCAGGAAAGCGTGCGGCGATTTCTCGCAGCTCGGCTTTGTTCACGTTGATGCAAGGCATGCAGCCGACGCGGGTCATGCCCTGCAAGTACAGGGGATTCGGCTGGATGCCCGCGGCTGCGCAGTGCGCGAACACACCGTCAGCCGTCCAATCGACAATTGGACGGAACGTGTGCAGGCCTTTGCCAATACGCTCGGTCTTTTTGGCGTTTCGGCGATTGAGTGACTCGTCCCGACGAACGCCCTGCCAACTGATGACGCGGTGGCCCTGTTCCATCAGGTCGAGCTGGTACTCGACGGCAGGGTTTCGTTTCAGCTCTTGCGTGCAGAACTGCGCTTTGCGCGAGGGAAATCTGCCCTTGAGCATGCACAGATCGAGAAACGGATTGCCCGTCGGATGTAGCAAGGCAAGCGCACGGCGCTTGGACTTGTTTGTCCAACGCACGCGCCGTCCATCCGGTCCGCGCCTGGTGCGTTGGTCGCGGGCGATGAACATTCGCTTCCGCGCGAAATCGGCTGAGAAGTCTGCCCGCAAGCGATGGATGCGGACCGAGAGAGCCGATTCCAGGTAGTCCAGGTAGCTGTAGACGGCCTCGTGCTCATTGCCGGTGTCGCAGAAGATCGGACGGATTGCATCGCGGCCCACGCGCGCAATGGCGAGCAGCAGCGTAGCTGTGCTGTCCTTGCCTCCGCTGACGCTTATTACGTGGATGGAGCTCATACCAGCCCCTGCTGCAGCACGCGCAGGGCCTCGACGCAGTGCGTGGCACCCAGCCATTTGTTCCCGTGGCACACCGATTTCTCAGTGGCATCGCCGTTCACATCGAGCTTCTTAGTCCTCAGCGTCTCCTGCCCATCGGCGATTTCCTGGCAGCGATCAATGGCGGTTGCGAGCATGGCCAGTGCACCCATCCGCGTGGCGTAGGTCTGGCCGATGCGACGACTGCCTGACCGAATAAACGCGATGTCGGAATCCGGCCGGGCTGACTCCGCGCCCTCTGCCAGCGTGATCATGAGCCCCAGCCCCTTGGCGAGCGTGTACTCGACATTTGCTCCTTTGCTGCCGGTCCAGCCGGGCAGCAGGTGGATGCGGTCGCACGTGATGAGTTTGGCGATGGCCAGCCGCATGTAGCCCAGCCATGTGCCGCAGGTCGGGTTCGCGTTCTCGGCTGGGTTCTCGACGTGGTGGCCCACGCTGCGAAGTTGGGCTGCCTCGGCCATGAACGCCGGTTGGTTCAAATGAGGCAGGCCGGTCATGGGCCCCGCAATGCAGATGCGCTGACTGTGCACCGGTGCGGGCAGACTCGGCCAGAAGCACGTGTACTGATTGATGATCTCTTCCTGGCTTCTGTCGGCCAGCGAGCGGTAGTAGTCGAGGTCGACCTTGTCCAGGCGCCAGGGAGATTTGTTTTGTTCCATCTCTGTCATTCCTTTGGCAGCAGTGCGGGGTTGATGACGTGGCGGTGCGCTTCGAGCTGCCGGGGCAGCACACGGCGTTCACCGATTAGGCTGGGGTACGCGAGGTTGTCGAACGCGCCAAGGCGGTTGTTAGTTGGCTGCAGCTCGGGACAGGTGTAGTCGTCGCGGCCCAGCCAGTCGCGCGGTTCGGGCCGGCGTGCACCGGCATGGCGTGCAGTGCGCGCAGCCCGCTCAGGGGCGAAGGCAGCGCGAGCATGGCGCTCTTGCGCGGTGACGCTGTCGAGCATGAAGCGGTTGGGTGGGTTCTTGGTCATGCGAGCCATCCAGTCTTCAGAGCCAGAACGACGGCGATTCCCAGGCAGGCCATCACAGCGACGACCAGCAGCTCGCGGCGGTTGTCGCGCTGGGCCTGACGCAAGGCTTCTTCATGGGCAGCGGCAGCCAGGAGGGCGTCCACATCGTGGCGGGTGAGGCGCGGGCGGTTCATGCGGATTTCCTTTTCAACATGGATTCGAGCGAAGGGAAGGGGAGCACCTGGCCATCAGCGGTCGGCGCGAAAAGATCCGGCTGGCCCGCGGCCGGTGTAGCGGCGCGGCGCGTGCGCCGGGCCGGGGCCTGCAGGCCCTGCACGCGGGCGAACGTGTCGCGCACGTCGGTGCAAGCGGCCGGGGTGTAGGGATGCGGTATGTGGACCTTGTGGGCCAGGGGCGGCACGAACGGCCGGTGCTGCGTGGGCAGCGTGGTGGTCTTTCCAGGGCGGGGCATGGTGGTTCCTTGGGGCTGGGGGTGGATCAGGGGCGCGGCTTGATGAAGCCGGCACGGAAGGCTTGAGCGCGGGCGACCATCGCGGCCATGGCGCTGTCGGCTGTGGAGGCCTGTGGGACGGTTTGCAGCAGTTGGCGGGTGCGTTCAGGCATCACGAAGGTGGTGCGGATGCCGTCGATCACGTTGATTCGGGGCTCGGGGGCCGCTGCGGGGGCTGGCGCCTGCCGTTTAGGGGCTGGCGGGGGCTCAATGTCGTTGTCTGTGGACAGCGGCCAGTGCATGCCGGCGGCTTTCAGCAGCTCGCGCATGGGCTTGCCGGTGAGGCGGGCCGTACAGTTATTGAAACGAGTCCAAGGGCGGCCCAGCGCTGCGCGCTCGGCCTGGGACTGCTCGGCTTCGCCTTCGCCGGAAGCCAGGGGTTCCCATGCTTGGCGACGGCTGATGAGCCAGTGGCCACCGGCCGTTTCGACGCCGACGGTGGTCATGCGGTCGGCGACTTCGCCGTAGCTGTTGGTCACGTCGGGGGTGACGCGTATTGCGGGCCGCAGCATCCATTCACGACGCTTGCGGCACATTCCGCCCTGGGCCTGGACGTAGCCGCGCCAGTTGGCTTGGAGCGTGCCCATCTTGTGACACGAACGCCATGCCTTGACCGCTGCTGCATCGCCGAAATCGAGTCGATGTTGGGCGTCTTCGATCTGGTCCTGGCTGACACGACGCATCTCACGCCACACCGTCACGCTGGGCTGGCCGATGGCTTGGAACTGCCGGATGCCCCACGTGCTGGCCCAGGCGTCGACGCGCTGGAAGCCCTTGTATTCGCGGGTGTCCATGGCGTGCTCGAAACCGTCGATGGTGTCCAAGTGATCGCCTAGGCCCGCATCGCCATCCTCGGAGCCGATGTTCTTGGCGACGTACTTCGCCACATAGCCAGCCGCTCCGCCGCGCTCCATGGTCTTGAAGTCGCAGCGGTTGCGCAGCGCGCCGGGCTCGTCACCGTCGTCGCTCAGCCAGTAGTCGCGGATGATGGTTTCCGCCTTGCCGGCCTGCTCTGCGGTTTCGAACCACAGGAGTGCATGCCAATGGGGACAGCCGTCGTGGTGCGGCTCGGCGACGCGGAAACCATAGGTCTTGATCTCGCGCCGCTTCAGCTTGGCCCGGGCCTTCGCCCACATCTCGCGCAGCCACAACTGGGCCTCACGCGGTGATGCGCCCTGGTACTTCGGATTGCGGACAGGTTTGGCCTTGCGGTTCTTGCCGCCGGAGAGCACGGCATGGAAGCGGCTGGGGCACGTGAGCGTGAGGAACACGCCGTGGTGTTCCTGGGCGTCGGCGTGCTCTTCACAGCCTCGGATGCGCATCATCAGCTCGCCGCGCCGGATATCGCGGTTGCTGGGGGATACCTTGGCGAGATCGGCCAACGTGAAGACCTGACCGGCCTCATTGCAAAGGCGGCTGCGCTTGAGCATCTCGGCGTTGCGTTTGAGCTGCTCGGCCCGGCGGCGGCAGGCTTCATCACTGGCATATCCGCCATGGCGGCGGTGCACGACACCGAGCTTGATGGCGGCATGCTCTACGGTTCGAGCGACCTTTTTGCGCAGCGCGCGCCGCCACCAGCTTTCTGTGCAAGCCCGGGCGACAACGCCCTCTAGGGTTTCCGCTTCGGGCCAGTCAACGCCGATCCGGTCGCAGTAACGAGTCACGATGTCGAGTTTTTCGTACCTGCCTAGCACGAACGGGTGACCATAGATCAGATCATCCATAGCCAGGGCGTAACGACGGGCGCGGTCACGCACCGTGTTGTCGCCCACGGCCCAGTGCAGCACGTCGTCGTGCATGTGCTCGAACTTTCGCATGGCATCCACGCGTTCGAGATTCCAAGTGTGCAGGTCGACGCTGGCCTTTGGACGCGGCGGGACGATCACATCCAGGGCCGAGGCCCACTGTGGCGGGATCGTGCGGCGCAGGCGTGCATCCATCACGCGCGCGGTCTGGGCGACCTGGGCGGCCAGGTCCAGACTGCTGCGTTGCTTCATCCAAAACACTGGATGCGGCTTGGCGTGACGGGTATGTTTTCGACGCATGGCAGGCTATCCGTTCAGAGCGTCAGGCAGTGGATGTTCATGAATGAGTGCTTCAGTTCATGCGCTGCTGCAGCTATCGCATCTCGCTCTGGATGGGTGAACTCGCGCCAGTCTTTTTTGGCGAGGCGTGCGAGTTTTCCCAGGTCGTCGCCTACGCCTGCCAGCAGCAGGAGACAAATCCGCTCGCCCGCCGATAGGTCGAGCCAATCTTTGGTCGCGCCGACCAAGCCGTCCGTGTAGATCATTTGCTGGTGTATCTGTGAACGGAGATCGGTCAGTTTCTTGCGGTAGGTGTTGACAAAAAGGTCCGAGCGCTTTCCGTCGGACCCAGCCATGAATGGCTTTGGGGGGCCGACGAACAAAGGCGGTGGACCGGACTGGGCTGGCGTGGCGGGGACAGGTGAGTGATGCATGCGATCACGCGGCAGCTGTGCTGTTGAGAGGCACCGGCTCGTTTTTGGCTGGGTGCTTGCCCTCTGTGGTTTCGGTGATGTGGCCTGCCTCAATGGCGTCAAGAAGCCACTGGCGGAGGCAATGGGTTTCCACGGCTCGGTGCCCTTTCATGAAAACCACCGTGTCGCGCAGCCACGAGCCGCCCGAGTCGTGTGCCGAGGCGTAGATGACTCGCCAGCCTGCGCTGAGCAGCGCATTGGCCACGGCGTTTTTTACGCGTGGGGCGCGGCTGCTGAAGAAGCCATCGCCGTCGCTCAAGCGCACGGCATTGATGCGGGCGTTGCCAAAGCGGCCGATGGCCTGTGACACGCTGCCGATTTCAATGTGCGCACCATCTGCCTGCGCGGCTTGGACGATGGAGTCGAGGGCTGCGAGCTTGTCGGCCACGCGCCGGATCTCGGCCAGTCGGTCGGCATGGCGCTGATGCTCCTGCAGCAGTACGCGATCGCGCAGCGGCATGGCGCGGTGTTCTTCGTCGGTGACTGTGGGCACCTGGGGAATTTCGATGTTGGCCGGGGCGACGTAGCTGCGACGCAACCGGCGGGCGGTGTGGGACATGGCGACTCCAGGGCAAAAAAAGGGTGAACGAATCCACACGCCTGCTGTCAGGCGCGTTTTTCTTGGGGCTTGGGGGTTTGCGCCGAGCGGCGCGGGGACTACGTGGGCGGGGCCTGAGCGACGGTGTCGGCAACAGGCTGGGCAGCCATCAGCAGCTCGTGCAACTGCATGAGCATCCCGCTGCTGGTCAGGATGTGGCGGCTCAGCGGCAGACGAATGTCACGCGCCGGCATGCTGGAGAGGCTGACGGTTTCGACGATCTCCAACTGGGCGACGTAGCCGTGCCGGCAGCGGTAATTGCGGCAGCGGTAGGTGACTTCGCGCAAGGTCGGCGACATCTCGCGGCTGTCGATGGCCAGGGCGTTGGCCTGGCAGTGCGGGCAACGGATGGAGATGTACCGATAGCGGGTGCGCTCGACCGCCAGGGCCGGGGCCATGTGACCCACGAACAGCGAGGAGACGGGCCAATCGGCAATGGGCTGATAGACATCGGCCTCATAGGCGGCCTCTTCGTCGAGGTCCGTCAGGTCGTCCATCAGCATGCCCTGCTGGTGCGCAGCGCGCCGCACGTTGCGGCTGACCGGCAGGGACACGAGGGGGCTGGGCGTTCGGGATTGCTCCAGCGTGCGGACGGCTTCGAGCCGGGCATTGAACACGTGGCCGCACAAGTGGTTCTTGCAGCGGAAGGTGATCATGTCGGCCGTGCGGTCGACGCGCTTGTGATCCTCGGCCACTGTCTTGCTGCCGCAATGCGGGCAACGGATGGAGAGGCGCATGTAATGTCCCTCGCTCATTTCTGTTGACCTTTCGAAGTAGCAAGACGTGGGCCGCGACGGCGGCCGGTGGTTTGTTCGGTGGACTTGCGCAGGTGGCTTTTAACCAGCCACGTGACGGCCTCGGCAACGCTGCTCAAGCCCTGCTCGCGGCGCACCCGTTCGAACACATCGTGCTCGGCGTCGGATACAGGGATTTCGTGGTGCGTCATCTTTTCGTCAGACGTTTGGCTGTGGAGTGGCTGGCGTCGAGCCGCTGATTGGCGAGCTGTTGGCTTTACGCGGTTTTGCGCGGCACGCTGCCGGGCGCTGCAGGCTCGCGCTGAATGCCGAGCAATTCCTCGGCCTGGCGCAGGGCCAGTTCGCGGATCAGCGTCGTGGGCTGTTCGCCCAGATAGGCGGCGAGGGCACGCACGAGCTGCTCTTCGTAGTCGTCAAACCGGACGGTCAGACGGTTGTCGCGGATTCGCTTGCGGTCGGGGTACATCTGGGGGTCCTTCGGGCAAAGGAGAGAGAGGGAGCGATCAGGAAGTTTGGCGGAGGATGGCCAATTTGTTCTTGTAATCGGCCACGCCGCGCAGGTACATGGCCCGCACGAAACTGGCTGTGGTGCGGTCTTCTGCAGCTGCCAATTCCTTGGCTTCGGCTTTGTCTTCAGCGGACATACGCAGATAGACGATGTCGTCGGCCGTGCGCACGGCTTTCCCCAACGGGGATGCGGTGGTGGTGCTCATGTACGATGCCTCGGTATCAATTTAGGAGAGGGTGTCCTAACGTCACGCCGTAGGCGGCTTGCGTTGTGCTGCCTTGGGCATTGCTTGACTGCCAAGGATCTCGGTAGCCGCATCGGCTGCACTTCGGCTTTTTTTGATCCATCGTGCGACCTCTGGTGCAGCCGGGTCCAAGCCTTGTTCACGCGCTTGACGCTCACGTTGCTGGCGAAGTTGGATGCGGTTCGATTGGCGCCTGACGCGATTGGCTGCATGGGTTAGGACCAACACATCATCAACAGAAAGAAGACCATGCTCACAGAGCTCATCGAAGGTGTAGACGTTCGGGTGGATGACGAACACATATTGGCCATTCTGGATGCACACGCCAAACACCGGGCGGCAGGAGTCCGTGCCCTGCAAATCTTCCCCTTGGCCATCAAAAATGAGGCGGGCGTGATTTACCGTCTCGTGGAGGCCAGCGGTGCACGAGAGCTTCGCGCTCTCAACGAAGCGTTGTTGAACCATGGTCTTCACAACGAGACGGGTGGCCTCTCCCAGGGGAAGTTCATCAGCATCTACGTCTAAGCCCTTTTCATACGAGCTTCCAACTAAACGCTGAGCACAAGCGTCGAGGTCTCCCCACGGCTTGCTGAGCTCTGAAGCGGGCATGTCGGTCATGTACGATGTGGACGTTTGTTAAGTGTTACGTGGATTGTTGTCCACGAATGTTTCACTGTCAATGCTTTTGTGAAACGAATGTCGACTTTTTTTGAGCGATTGTTGGAGGAGCGCAAGCGTCTCGGGCTGAATCAGGAAGAACTGGGAGTGATTGGCGGTGTCACCAAGCACTCTCAACTTGCCTACGAAAAAGGCACACGAAAGCCTGATTCAAGCTATTTGGAGGCGGTGGCTGCAAAGGGTGTGGATGTTGGCTATTTGCTGACAGGCCTTCGCACGCCTGTCTCGACACTCACACCCGAGCAGGCCGCGCTGCTCGATAACTACGAAAACGCGGATGAAGAGGGGCGCGATGCAGCGCGGAGGGTGCTAGTTGCGCTCTCGAAATCGAAGGCTGCCAAGAAGGCTGCATAGATGGTGGTTGCTGGCCGGTTTGCCGGCAGCCTGGTGGACTTGGCACGCAATCCGTTGGTGCGTGTTTGCTCGGGATTTCGTGCAGCGCTTCGCTGGGCGCGGATTGGAAGGCTGATGGCTGATGCCATCACGCCTGCTGTGTGGACTATTCGCCTCTGGTCTGCACGCATGGACGAGGGGAGGCCAACTCAACCTCCTCTGCACTGACTGCGCTCTCTAGCCTACGAGTAGGTGTTTGACGAGAGCCCACAGGAGAAGGCTTCCGCCAATGACGACTGGCAGCACGACGATAGGTGCATGCATGCTTTCCCAGATGCGTGGGGCGCCGTAGGGCTTCACTTTCTTTGAGTCTGTAGACATCTTGGCTCCGTTCATCAATATCGAACCGAGTGGTTCGTTATTGAACTCTATCACTGAAGCCTAAAATCGAACCAATCAGTCCGAAAAAGAAGTCATGGTGCGAGTTAAGACAGAAGCAAAGCGAGCCGAGGTTGTCGCGGCAGCAGTGACGGTGTTCATGGAACGTGGGTACGACCGCACGTCCATGGAAGACATACGCGAACGCGCAGGGTGCTCCAAGGGCACGCTCTACAGCTACTTCCCATCCAAGGACGATCTGTTCGTGCAAGCGCTGCTTGATGCGACTGCCCAAGAGGCGTCAAACATGGTGTGGGAAACCAGGGAGCAAAACGAATCCGCCAGCGCATTTTTGCAGCGCTTCGGAGTCTCGTTCCTCAAGACTCTCTATGCTCCACGCTTTCAAGCTTTGCGAAGGCTCGCGTTTTCGACCCCCACAGGTGAGGTCGGCTCTACGGTGTATGAACAAGTCGTCAAGCCTTACGAAACTCGCATTGCTGGTGTGCTCACTGCACTCATGAGCGATGGCAAGCTTAGGCAGGCCAATGCTGGGATCGCAGCCCATCATTTTGGGGGACTTCTAGAGTCTGAATTGCTGCTCAAATTTCTTCTTCGAGCGGTTGGCGAGCCCACCGAAGAAGCGTTGGAGGCGGCGGCTTCGCGTGCTGTTACAGCATTTCTCGCGGCCTACGGGCAACACTGAAAAAATTGGGTACTCCTATTTTTGCCGCCATCGGTCTAGGACTGCTGGGCCTTTTCTAAGGCTCGTTTCTCCAGCCACTTCCTGCGCATCTTATTTTTTTCACGCGCCCAGTGAATGGCCTTTTATACTGTATTTAAATACAGCATTGAGGCCATCATGAACGGCATTTCCACAGTCTTTTCCGTCGTCCTGCACGACTTCCCTGGGCTTGACCCAGACCAGACCCATGCAGCCGAGTCCCGCTTCATGGTCGCGGCATCGCGCGAGCTGGGCGGACCCGATCAGGTGCTGCCGTCCTATGACGCGTTTCTGGCAGCTCACGAAAGCGTTGAGGCCGATTTGAGCCTTGAAGAAGTGCACCGCGCAGCCGAGTGGGCGCGAGCCTACGAAAAGGCCCGTGCAGCCGGTTTCCGAGGCCTAGGCGATCCAGTGGACGCCTACTTCGAGATCGTGCCGTTCTGATGTCGAGCAATTCTCTGCCACAGCTTCTCGCCAGTGATGGTTCGGGGCGCAAGTACTTCGGCCCACCGGCGATACCGCTGGCGGCGCGTATCTGGGTGTGTGGTGGCGAGAGCTTTCTGGACAAAGAACGGGTCTTTGCCGCACTGGACAAGGTCTACTACCGGCGCCACGTGTGGGTCCTGACGCGGACATCAAAAGCAGGTGCCGAAAGGTTGGCTGGCGAGTGGGCGTTTCGCAAGGGTGTACAGCAGTATGTGTTCGAGCACGACTCACGCCGAAATGCCTCCACTAGGAGCAACTGGCGGGACTGGATCCTGGCAGAGCAGCGCCCTAATCTGGTCGTCCGATTTCCTGGGGGTGATGACACTGCGCGGATCGCCAAACACGCCAGGGATGTGGGGGTTAGCGTTTGGGAGCCATACCCCAGGCTCAGCTATACGCCGTCATTCAACGGCGGCTGAGTCCTCTTCGCCTTCGATTCCTTCGGCCTGCAGCGTCTCCAGCGTGATGGTCGAGGAATAGCCGCTGCTGCTCAGGCTGTGCCGCACGTCGGTGATGATCCAGGCGGTTTCGTCGATCTGCCGTTTGTAGCCACTGACGACGACGGGCCGCTGCGGCATCAGGTCCGCACGGCCATAGGCCAGCGTTATATCGAACGAGAAAATCCCCCGCTGAATTCGCAGCCACTCGGCCCGCGCGGCAGCGAGTGCATCAGCCTTGTTGGCGAAGGTGTGCTTCAGCGTTTTGGCCCGGCCGCTGATGCCCGCCACCACGCTGCTGCGCGTGCCACCCTTGGCGCTGTTGTAAAACGCCTTGACCCCGCTATAGGCATCACGGTCGCTGCGCGCGTATCGGTGGCTGTCGCCGTCGCTGCGCACGATGCGCACCGGCGGCAAGGCTGTGCCGCTGGGGGTTCTGGCGGCCCGGGCCTGGCTGAATAACAGCCGCCCGTTCTTCACGTTGCACAGGCAGTCGAACTGTCGGGCCAGCCGACGCAGGAACGACGCATCGGACTCGTCGGCCTGATCAGCATGATCGAGGGTCCGTTTGGCGATCTCGGCCGCGACGATGGCGGTCAGCTTGTTCTGCGACGCGATGGCCCGGACGACGGCGCCCACGGTGGTCTTGTGCCAACTGCGATCCTTGAGGTTGCGCAGACTGTCGAGCAGATCTGCGGCCCGTGCGCGGATGGTGATCACGTCGGGTGTGCCGCTGTATTCCACGGCCTGGATGGTGTAGCTGCCCTTGTCGACCAGACCGAGAGGGAAATCTGCCGCGCCGGCTTGGCCATAGGTGCCGGTCACGTGGTCGACGCCATTGGCTTTCCATCCGATGGCCACGGTCAGCTCGTCCCCGGTTTCGGGCAGCTCAAGCGCGCCGTCGTGATCGCTGACCACGATCTCGACTTCGTCGGCTTCGTTCTCGCGGTTGTCGGTGATCGACAGGCTGACCAGGCGGGGAGCGAGGCGGGCAGACACATCGCGCCCCTTGACCGTGACGCGCCATGCCGGCCGCAGGTTGCCCGCCGGCCGTCGACCTCGACCGCCCCGCGACTGGGCCAATGCCAGGGTTTTCTGGATATCGGCGATGTCGCTCATGCCACGGCCTCGGCACCGTCCGACAGGCTGGCCACGCGGTCCACGTCGCCAATCGGATCATCTTCATCGGTGCGTCGCAGCGACAGGGTGAACTCGATTTTGCGGGCCTGTCCGTCGCTCAGGAAATAGCTTTTTGTCTCCTGCAGGTCGGTGATCACGAATGCCCCATAGGTGATGCCCGAGCCCTCGACCAGTGCCCAGGCGTGGCCGAGGTTGCCCATGGCGCGCAGGGTGTCGAGCGACTCGGGGTCGCCGGCGAACTCGGGGACCATGCTGCCGTTGAGGGTGATCGTTTCTTCACCGGCACCGACGAACTGGGAGGCGTCGCGGGCACCGACGCGGGATTGAGTGGGGTGCTTCCAGCTCGTGCGGTGCTGCAGCTCTTGATACGAGGCGGTGGACAGCGAGAACACGAATTGCCCCAGGCAAAGCATCATGACGGTGGCTTTCAGTTGTTGGAGTCGATGAACATGCTGTTGACCCGGGCCGCTTTGGCGCGCTCGAGTTGTTGGAGCTTGTCCGCGACGATGCGGCCAATGGCCATCTCGTCCATGCCGGGGCCGGCGTGGATGTGCAGGTTGATGGTGTCGCCCTGCACGGTGATCGGTGCTCGGGGGGCGGCGGCAGACATGGCGGGCCGGTTGTCGATGCGCGCAGGACGCAGGCCCGGGCCGGGCGCCTCGATGCCGGCGGCGGCCATGGCGGGCAACGCGACAGCTGAGGCGGCAGCCATGCCCAGCGCGGCATTGCGCAGCATGCCCTGGGTGCTCTGGATGCCTTGCGCCGCGCCTTCGCCCACGTTGACGCCGGCGGCCATGAACACGCGGCTCGGCGAGCGGATGCCCAGCGTGTCCTTGAACCAGGTGATTGCAGACGACGCCGCGCCTGTAATGGCGTCGCGCACGCCGCCAAGTGCGCCGGTGATGCCGTTGATGAGGCCTTGCATCATGTCGACGCCGAACTGCCCGAACTTCGTCGGCAGGGTGGCCATGAATGCGAACACCTGAGCGAACCACGCGACAAAGATTCCGGGCAGCGCGGCAACACCTGTGCTCAGGCTGTTCCAGATGTCCAAGAAAAACGCCTTGATCGGTCCCCAGTTCTTGTACACCGCGAACACGACGGCAGCCAAGGCGGCGACGGCCAGCACAAACCAGCCGATGGGGGTGGTCAGCAGGGCAATGCCCAGGCGCACAAAGCCCATGGCGAGCATGCGCACCAGGGTGATGATGCCGGGCAGGCGCACGCCGAGCATGCCAAAACCCAGACGCATGATCAGCAGCGGGGCGGCGAGCCCGGCCAGGGCCAGCATCACAGCGCCGAGGCCCGCATAGAGTGCGGCAAGGACAGCGACCACGCGCGTGATGCCAGCGGTGAGCGCCGGGTTTTCTTGGACCCACGCACCGATGCCTGCAGAGATTTCGCCCAGCCAGTCGACGATGCCCTTTGCGTCGCCCGCGACCGTTGCACCGACGCTGGCCATCACATTGGTGAAGGTGCCTTGTGCAGCCTCGACCACATTGGAGAGCGTGCCGAGCTGGACATTGACACGCTGCTGCAGGTCGGCCTGGGCCTTCATTTTCGACAGGACTTCGTCATAACCAGCACGACCCTTGTCCATCAACGTGTTGAGCACCTGCAAGGTCTCCGCATCGTCGCCGAACAATTCTTTGATCACAGTCTTGCGGACGGTGTCGCTCTCGATACTCTTGAGCTTTTCGAGTTGCTGGAACAGGTTGTCCATGCCTGCGAAGTTGCCCTTTTTGTCGGTCAGGCTGAGCTCAAATCCGGCCTTCGCGCCCTTGAGGGCATCGTTTGCCTTGCCCATTTTCTTGGCATCGAGGCCGGCGTCGAACACTTTTCGAATCGCATTGCCTGCCGACTCTCCCTTCATTCCGGACTGGTCCATCATCACCAGCAGAGGGGCCAGCGTGTTGGCAGCGTCCAGGCCTTTCTTCTTGAGCACGCTAAGAATCGGCGACATCTTGGTGAAGCCTTGCAGCATGTTCCCCGAGTCCACGCCCAGGTAAAAGGTGCGCTGGATCATGTCCATCAGACCCAGCATGTCTTTTTCGGTGGTCTGGGTGGCGTCCTGCATCTTGGCCGAGAACTCGGCCACTTCGGTCACGGGCATGCGCAACTGCACGCCGAGCAGGGCTGCGGCCTCGCCTGTGCCGCCCAGGATGGTCTGCGCGCTCAGACCCTGCCGGCGCAGCATGGTCATCATCTCCTGAAACTCTGCCGTCGTACCGGGCAGCCGATCCCCCAGGCGCATGGCCAGATCGGTGATGCGCTGAAACTCTTCGGGCACGCTACCGTCGGCCTGCATCATGCTGGCCTGCAGTTGGGTGGCCGAGTTCTCCTGATCGCTGAAGGCACCCAGCGAGCGAATGACCGGCTGGGCGATGGCCCGGCCGGTGACCATGCCAGCCGCGCCCGCACCGCCCACGCCCGCAGCCATGGCCATGTTGCGGCCGTGCTGCTCTCGGATGGCTGCGGTCTTGCGCTGCTGGTCTCCCAGGCGGCGCAGCGCATCGGTCTGCGTCTTGAGGTTCGCCGTCGTCTTCGCGGCTTCGGCCTGCAGCCGGGCTTGGTGACCGGCGAGGCTGCCTACGCCGACGCCGGCAGCGGCCGCTGCAGACCGCATCTGAATCATCTTCTGCTGCTGGTCGCGCAGAGCCGCCGTTTGTTTGACGATGGCCCGTTCTCGCTTGGCGATCTCCGCGGCTGATGCCGTCCCGGCCTTGACCGCACCGTCGAGCAAGGCCTTGTTGATCTTGAGCTCATTGCTGGCCTTGGCGTAGGCCTCCTGCTGTTTCATCAGGCCGGTGACCTTGGCCTGTTGATCGTCGAGCGCCTTGAGCGTGCGGCGCGTCTCGCGCAGGGATTCGGCGGCTTGCTTGGACTGCTTGTCCACGCCGCGCAATGGGGCGAGCACCTTGTCCACCATGGACATCACGATTTCGAGCTTGAGCGGGTTTGCCATGGTGGTGGGTGACTATCGTTTTTCTGGGTTGAGGCGGATGCGGGCACGTTCTCGCCACTCCATCAATTCGGACAGCGGCATATCGTCCATGTCCGCTGGCCGCCAGTGAAAGGCGGTGGCCAGATCGGCCATGCCGTCCTCTACGTGGTCTGGAATTCCTCGCGGATACTCCGCCGCACGAAAAAACTCACCAGCTCCGTGCCCAGCGCGGTCAGGTCAGCGGGGTCCAGGCCCTCGACCTCGTGGCGCAATAGGGTCGGCGTGGTCACGCGCGGCAGCAGGAGCTGCAGGGAGCCGACATCCATCTGCAGCAGCTCGGTCAGCTTGATGCCGCGCAGTGCGCCGGCGTTGGGCTTGCGCAGGGTGACGGACTTGATCGTTTCGGTGCCGCGCATGACCGGGAAATCGAGCACCACGGTGTTGGGATGCAGCTCCGCTGCAGGCGTGCTGTCGGCAGTGACGTCAGCGCTGGGGACGGCGGAAGGGGTGGCGGTGCTGGTGGACATTTCGATTCAGGCAATGGAGGTAAAAGGGACCACGCCCAGAACTGGCGTGGTTCAAAGCAATGCGTTTCAGGACAGGCCGATAGCGCGTCGAACCTGCGCGTATGCGTCGACGCCCTCGACCTTGAACACCATGCCGGGCACATCGATCTCGATGGTGTCGACACCGTCAATCACCAGCTTGTAGTAGCTGACGCTGATGGCGTGGGTGTGGCTGGTTTCCTCGCCGGCTTGGGCTTCGCCCATGTCCAGCTCGCGCAGGCGGCCGGACACATGGACCTCGACGGCCATGATGGTTCCGGACTCGTTGTCGTAGGCCCCGGCAAACCGCCACTGATTGGCGTTGTGCGTGGTCGCCCCGAAGGCCGCGATGCCGACCTTGATCAGGCCGCCGGCGTTGAACGTCATCTCCAGCTTCTCGTGGCCGAGATCCACTTCGATAGGACCGTTCATGCCGCCGCCGCGCCACTCCTCGACCTTGCGGGTGAGCTTGGGCAGCGTGACGGATTCGATTTCCCCTTGAAAGTTGGTGCCGTCCTTGAACAGCAGGAAATTCTTGAGTTTGAAGGGCAAGCCCATGGTGGTGCTCCGTTAGGTTGGGGGGCCTGACCGGCCCCGCGTGGGACCGGCCTGGGCGATCAGGCGCTGGCAATGGCCTCGGCGAACTGCACGAGGTAGGTATCGGTGATGGACTGTTCGAAGATGAGGTTCTCGAGTCCCGGGGTGGGCGTGTAGTCGTAGCTGATGAGCAACTGCCCGGCAGCGAGACTGGCGGCGTCGTTCAGATCCGGGTCGAACCAGGCCGTGGCTCCGACGATGCGGCCACTGTTGACCATGTCGCGGAACAGCTTGTTGATGTAGGCCAGCATGTCCTTGACCAGGGTCGGCGTCATGGGCTGGTCGATGAACGCCATGTGCCCCTCGGCGATGGTGTCGGCCATGATCTGCGCGGTGCGGGTGTAGTTCTCGAACGGGAACTTGCCGCCCTTCATCTCGCACGTCCGGCTGCCCCAAAAGCGGTAGCCGGCCTGGTTGATCATGGTCGTGACTTCCAGTCCGTTCAGATAGCCGGCGTCGCTCTCGGGGTTCTGCAGGTCGAAGAACACCGGCGTGCTGATGCCCTCGGGGCCGTTGATGACCGCATTGGAAAGCGACTTGTGCCATCCGATGGTCTGATCGAGCTTGGCGCGAAGGCCCATGGCGTAGGCCACGGGGCTGGACTCGACGACGGCACTGGTGGCCGTGTCCCACGACAGAAAGCGGGGCCACAGCACCATCAGCTCGCGCTGGCCGAATTCATCGCGGTAGGTGGTGGCCTCTTCCTTGGTCTGGGCCACGGCAATGCCGTCTGCCCCACGAGCCGCCACATAGGCGAACGCACGCAGCGACTGGCAAGCGGTGGCCAGGGCGTTGGCCACGGTCTTGGTGTCCAGATCCGGCGCGCCCAGGATGCGGGGCTTGACGCCCAGCTCGCTCTGCGCCGACAGCAGCGCCTGGATACCCGTGCGCTGGCCGGTGGCAGTGGTGGTGCCGACCACGTTGGAGGTGGTGTCTGCCGGCGTGGCACCGGCCTCGACGCGCACGACCACGACCACGGCACGGGTCTGCGCGCCGATCTGCTGCAGCGCCTTGGCGAGCGTGCCGCCTGCGCCGGCCTTGCCGACGGCACCGGCCGGGTTGGTGAGCAGCACCGGCACGTTGAGGGGGAAAGCCTCGGCGTCGGCGGCGGGCGCGGTGGCCACCAGGCCAATGATGGCCGTCGAGATCATGCGGATCGCTGCGCCGACGGCCGTGGTTTCGAAGACGCGGACGCCGTGATGGTATTCGTAAGCCATAGGGCTATTGCTCCTGAGAGGGGGTTTGAGAGTTGGCGAGGGCTGCGATGAGGTCGGCGACCCTGGGGTCATCGGCGATGAGTGCGGCGAGCTTTTCGGCTGCGGTCGGCTCCTGTGGCTGCACGGGGCGGTTCACCAGCTCCCAGGCATTGCCGTTGAAGCGCGGCCATTGGTCAGCCGGCCAGGCGGCCAGCCAGAGGTAGAAGCCGCCATCGGTCGGGGTTATGCGAATCCAGTCCGCAGGCATGGGGCGTTCGACCGCGCCCATGGGGACGTGCCAGACATCCATGCCGGGTTCTCGCTCAGACTCGAGTGCGGGCACGACATCGTTGAACAGGCCGGCCCGGGTGAGCTGGAATACGGGTTTGCGGTTGGCCATGCTCAGTAGGCCCTCATGATCGGCACGTAGGCCCGGACGTTGGGGCGTGCGTGCGTGCCGCCGTTGCGGCTGGTTTCGAAGTCGTGCTCGTGGTCTTCGACGCTGTCGCTGTAGAACTCGATCATGAAGCGATCAGACTTGCTGATTTCTTCGCCGCCCTGACCCGCATTTCCCTGGGCATTGGTGGTCCCGCGACGGACGCGATGGTTGTGTGCGCCTGCGCCTCGTGTCCTTCCGGCGTGAATGTGGTCCTTGTTCTGGCTGGTGAGCCATGCCCCGACCGTCATGGCCGGGTCCAGGCCACGGCCCATATCCGCGTTGCCGTCGAATCCGCCGCAGTCCTGCGGCACGTTGAAGGTGTTGAAGCCATCGCCCGCGCCATAGGCAGTGCCCAACACGGCGAACAGCTCGGGATAGGCCGTGCGGCTGAGCGCTGCGCCGTTGCGAATGACCCAGCCCGTGGGGATGTTGCCGGTGGGCCAGCGGGCTGGCATGCCGATGGGCCCGGCCCGATTGGCCTCGGCCCGGCTGGGTACGTCGAGGTTGGCACGGGCCTGGGCCTTGTTGGCCACATCCGACAGGTTCTTGTCGCGCTCCAGCGGCGTGGGCGCGTTTCCTGTGGGCTCGTTTTGCGCAGCGGTGAGTCGCGTGCCGGCGGGGTAGCTGGTGGCCAGGGTCAAGCGGGTTTCGATATCCGGGTCGGGCGTCCACTGATCGCGGCGAAGACGCAGCCCCTCGATGTAGATGGCCAGGCCCCGGCTGGTCGTGAGCGCCAGATCCACAACGGTCTGGCCAGCGGCCAGCACCTGGGGTTCCTCGATCACGTCGACACTCACGGTGATGCCGTCCGGGTCTCGCCATTCAGCCTGGCCGTCGGCGTTGCCGGTTTTCGTCAGGATCTGGCCGGTGGTGCCGCCGGGGAACACGTTGCCCCCGGTGGTGTAGTTGATGACCCAGCTCTGAGTTGCCACCGAAACATTGGGGTCGACGATCAGCGTAACGCTGTCGGCGTTCAGTGCCTGGAACACCAAGCGCTGCGTGGTGTCGCTGAAGGCGCCTTCGGATGGCAGCGGCTGATAGCTGTCCGGCAGCTTGGAGACGATGAACAGATTGCCGTTGGAGTCGATGACCCCGCCTTCGCGGGCGGTCCAGCCGCCGACACTGGCGGGGATGATGCCTTCAACGATGAACTGCGTGGAGTCGTCGGGGTTCTGGTAGATGCGGTTGATAGTGGTGCGGTAGCGTTCGCGCACCAGGTGGGTCATGGCTTCGCTGACCTCGACCGGATTGCCGCCGCCATCGCCGAACACCATCTCCACCAGGTTGATCTGGCTGGACGTAGCTTCGGCCCGTGCGATTTCTCGCAGGCCGAGAGTGGTGTGGATGCTTGCGTATAAAGCCATGCACCCAATGTGCCAAAGGAATCGCGCGGGCGCGAGCTTCTTTTAGTGTGGCGGCGGCGGGTACGGATCAATCGTGTCGAGTAACTACAGTAACCTTTCGGGGTGAGTATTCTCGAGCACTCCACGAACCGCCAACAAATGCCTTTTGGTAATTCTGACTAAACGCATGGCTAAAGTGCTGGCGACTCACTTTGTCGCGAAGTAAGGAGGGCTACTGGAGCACCAATTGAAAAGAGGTTGATCCGCCCTTGCATGATGTAATGATCCTATTCGATCAGGTATCGCCAACTTGATGTCACCAGCAGTGATGCATCACTTGCATTTATCGCTTCAGATCTCCGACTTGATAGTCGATTTCTCGTTTTGCCTTGTAAAAGGTGTGCATGGACTGCCTAGACGCCCTTATGTTCATCTAATGGGTGATATTGGCGAAGCAAATCACATCTTAATTGTGGTAATTGGCCGGCTTGGAATTTTCATTGTAGCCGCTGAATCGTAGTGCAATTTCGTTAGGCTACATGCATTGCGATCTATGTTGATTTAATAGGTGTACGAAATTGCTTTTGGGTCGAATCCCGCATTTTGCACCATGCCACGCAAATCGCTTATGCAGAGTAGGTATGCTTGAGATGCTAAGAGGTGCTGTAGATTGTCATCCTTCACCATGGCTGTGTCGATTTCTTCTTGATTGAATTCGATAGGTACTTCAAATCCTACTTGGTAGTGTGCATTAAATTCAGCAGTGCCTTCTCCATCGTCGGATGGAGTCCCATTTATACTAATGTTGATGTTTAGTGTGATTCTCGCTGGCTTATCTTCATGGAAGAGTGCTCCAAATGCAAATTCCGAGTCGATGACAAAAGACCATGCCCGATGCTTCAGGTGCATGTTGTCAACATTTTTGATAGTTGCAGAGACCAACCTGAATGTGTCGAGCTTCGGTCGAATCGGATTATCCATGTTTCACTCTCGAGTCAACGTGTTGGCGATGAATTTTTGGGTAATAACTATGTGAGGTAAGGTTTGCGTTACTTTCTGCATCAGTTGTAGTGCTCATCTCGCTTCGCCCTTTCAGCACATTCACACCTTCGACGTGTACATTTGCCCGGCGGCACAGGAGAGCAAAGAAGGCAGGAAATTCTTCCGCTCCCACCAATAGTCGATCCATTTGCTCCGACTGGCAAAGTTCATCTCTTTCATATTTAGAGAATGCGACAGGACCGCCGCCAAAAATTTGCCCTGCCTGTTTTTGTGTAATTCCGTACTTGTTACGGAGCGCAAGAATTCGTTTCGCCGTGACAAAGTCTAATGTCCTGCGTTTATGGGCAATTAGTGCGCGATGATTTTTTCGTGAATCCTCTTCGCTGGTGAATTCGGATCCACAGTTTGAACACTGCCGCATGTGCAGTGGAATTTTGGCAGCTAACCCGCCGATGATTTGTTCGTCGTCGAAAACAAATTCTGTTGATTCGCCGCAGCCGCAAAATGGGCAAGCATTTATTTTATTCATAGTTTAATTCCATTAGGGGTGTATGGATACCGTTAGAATTACGTTACCTAAATTCCCAATAGCAAATTTCAGATAGTATTCAACATTTACCACTCTTACCTCGTATTTTGGGTAAAGGTGTTCTTCTTCTCTGTTTAGCCTGTATACATCGCATGCGGCAACACCACCCGAGCGACCAGTTTCGCACCAAACGGATTCGCGATAGTCATTTTTGTCTAATTCACAAATGAGCTGAGCTACGAATGCTTCGTCAGAGTCATAATTCGCCCCGCTAGTACCATGGAATGCCCGCGCATCGCGAATAGCTTTGCGAGTTGCCAGCGATACACTTCCCGGCTTAGAAGCGATGCTGATCACCGATTCGAGTTCATATAGAGGGCCGGACAGATCCGAACGACTTGACTCCCAGGTCTCTCGTGTCGGAGGTGAGTCGTTGTACTTGGAGAGGACTTGCAATGTTACCACCAAGGTAAGTTGAGCAATTTGTAGGCCGCAGAAGAAGAAGTCAAGACCCTCCCCAGCGCGTGCAGCAAATCGTAGCGCATTGCTGAAGATCCAGCAGCATGAATCGAAGCTTGTAAGTCTGAGGCACTAGTACGCGCGGAATGTGCGGAAGCTACACATCCTAAGGAAATTCAATGACCTCAGCAGGGGCGGCTCACATTACGACTTGTGAGTTGTGGACTGCGACCTTCATTGTCTTTGCCAGCGGTGCACCCACCTGAGTGCAGTCCATGATCTTGTAGCAGTCGAACGCCACCGCGCTTGGGCGAATGGACTTGCATTCCATGGCCGTCAGGAACGACTTACGGTTTGGCGAGTTGTCACCGAAAGACGCTACGTCCTCGATGGACGTGCAGTTCTTGAACAGGCCCACGGTCGCCACGCCGTAGTCGCTTGCAGCCGGGTCAAAGTGCACGTAGAAGGCAAACGCCTTGTGCTGCGCGCCGCGCCGCTGGTTGCGGAATGAGCGGTAGTTCTCGATGATGGCATTGCAGCCATAGCTCGGGCAAAGTGCCGTGCCGCCGTTGTATTCGGCTAGGCCGCCCATGATGTGGGTTGCGTCATTTTCGTGGCCGGACCATCCATCATCGCGCACCAAGTACGTGTAGAGGATGCGCCCATAGGCGATGGAGCGGGCATGGCCGTTGAGGCCATCCCCCACAGACCCCGACCGCGAACCAGCCGCACCGATCTCCAGACAACCGAAGCTGAGCGAGCTGTAGTCCACACCGTTGTTGCGTGCGCCTTTGACAATCAGCTCGTCGACGTGGGCGTGACGGAACGGCCGGAGGTCGACGCCGCCGTACCGGACTTCCAAACCAAATACCTCGATGGTCCCGGCGCTGCGCATGGTGGCGGCGCTGACGAGCCCGACCGTTGCGTCCAAGTAGATGTTGGATTCGGTAGGTGCGACACCCCCGACGCACGTCACATAGATGGTCCCCGCCACAGGATCGACCGTGGCCATCGGGTTGTCGCCCGCTGCCGCATCCATTTCCGTCAACGCATTGGCCAGGACCAGATAAGCGGTCGGCTTGACCAACATCGTCATGCCCACGAGCACATGTGTGCGACCGCGATGCTCGGGCTGCCGGTGCTCATTCGCAATCGGATAGCGCGGATCGTTGACGCCGTCCTGATAGGCCCAGTTGAAGTCTTCGAGGCTGGGCAGCCCCGCCACCTGCGCCTGGTAGATCTTGGTGCGACCCGGCGTCTTGGTCCAGCCAGTGATGGGCGCAGCCATCCGGATCAGCGGATAGGCGCCGTCTTTCCACTCGCCGTAGATGCTGACATGGCCCTTGACCTTGCCGGGCGTCACGCGCATCTCGGAGCCGTAGAGCAGGGAGTGCGCGATGTTGATGCGGCCATTGCCATAGATCGCTTCCAGCGCACGATTCAGCGTTCGATAGGGGGCCGCGACGGTGCCGTTGCCGGTCGAATCGTTGCCGGTGTATGCCACCTCGGCGACGGTCGCCGCCTGGGCGCTGGCAGTGGCCAGACTTGGCCGATAGGCGGCATTGGCCCCATCGGACAGCAGCACGTGCACGTACTCCGCCCAATCCTCGGCCACCGCGCCGGTGTTGGCCGACGGGTAGAGGTAGACATTGGCGCAGTTCGGATGCAGATCGGTGACAGCGTCAAACGCCGTCGGCAGCACCAGAGGACTGCCGAATGTCATGGTGACGCGGGTGTTCGGGACCTCGACGCCCGCCGCGTCGCGCTGCATGACCAGCACCCGGCCATTGGCCACTGCAGACCGTGCCGCGAGCGTGCCGCACATTGCGATCTTGCCGGATGGGAACTTCGAGCGCGGATAGATCAGCGCCCATTCGCCAGTGGAGTAGTAGACCCGCACGCGCTGCTGGCCGTCGACCGTGACCGTCTCGCGCCGGGCCGAGCCGACACCCTGACCCACGGTTTCAATCCATGCGTTGTTGACCAGGTTGGGCTGCTCGACCAGGGCGGCAAGCGTGTTGCCGACCTCTGTCTTGCCGACCACGCTGCCGGCCGCCCGCCAGTCGGCCAGCTTGGCGCTGAAGGCCTTTTCGGTTGACGGTCGATAGTCCGCCACGGTGCCCGCGGCTGCTGTGTGCTCGGACACCGTGAGCGCTGAGTTCGGTCCTTGTGCACCGATGCCGACATAGACCTCAACAGTGGCCATGTCCGGATAGCGTGTCACGCCGGCGAAGTTGACCGGTTCGCTTTCAAGCGCCCCGTTCGGCAGCGTGATGGCTACCCGTGCGTCGATCAGTTCGCTGCCGGCAGCCGTGCGTTGGACCAGCATCACCCGGCAGGCGCTGTTTTCGACCAGGCCGTCGATGCGCACATGCGCGCTGAACTTTTCGCCAACGGCCACGCCCAGGCGGTTGAATGAAAAGCGCCAGTACTGCACGGCTTCGGGTGTGCCCGCGATGCGCGTGAGCCTGTACGCGGGCCGACCGTCCGGGTTGGTGGCCACGGCCAGGACCGCCGTCGAGGTCTTGGTGTAGATGTCGCCATTGCTGTCGCTGCCGGCAGCCGCCACGGTCTTGGCATAGTCGCGGTCGATGAACACGCTGGGCTGGTCGAATACCTCGCTCAGGCCCGCCGTTCGATTGCGCAGGCGCTGCCGGGCTCGGGTCTCGGGCACCACTGCTGCAGCGGCTACCACGCTGGCCCGCTTGTCGATGGCCTTGGCTGACGCGGGCCGGAAGTTGGCATTGGTGCCAGCGGCCACGAGCACACTGCTGTGCATCACGTCGAGCGCGGCAGACGTGCTCGACATGGAGACCTGAATGCGCCGCGCGTCCGCGTGGACCGTCTGGCCAGCGAATCGAATCGGGAGCTTTGCCGTCAGGATGCCAGCCGGCACCTGTACCGTCACACCTGTGGTTGGGATCTCCGCTCCGGTGTTGTCGAGTTGCTTGAGGAACACATACGTGTTGCCTGCCACGATGCTGCCCGGTTCCAGAAGCAGCGACACCGAAAACTTGCTTGCTGCGGCGAACTCCAGCGCGGTCAGCGCCTGCGACCAGGTGTAGAGCGTGTTGGGCGAAGCGGCAGTCTTGCGCAGACGCAGGGCAGGCCGTCCGTCGGCTGTGGTGGCCTTGTCCAGCAATGCACTGGTGGTCTTGAAGAAGTAGCCCTCGGGGTCGGTCCCGTTGGCCGCGCCTTCGGCCATCTTGGTGAAGTCGGTGTCGGTGAAGAGGTTGGGGCTGTCGAACACGCTGGCCACGCCGGCGGTGGTCGACGACAGGTCGTCGTGCTCAGAGCCGGAGGCAGTGTCTGTGACCTTGACCGCCAAGCCATTGTTCTTGCGGAACTTGGTTGTGCGCGTGAGGTTGTCCACACCGCCCGGAAGGATCGTGAAGATCCCGCCTTCCGGGGTGTTGGTCAAGCCTTCGGCTTTGCTGTTCTGTGGATTGATCTCGTCCGTCACGGTGATGGCCGCATTCTCGGCAATGCGGGCGGCTGCCATCACCTGACCGACCGCGCCGCTTTCGCGCATGTCTTCGTTGAGCTTGCGCAGGTTGGGAATGGCGCTGCCGTCTGGCAACTCGACGTCGCCTGCCGGTGCAGTCATGAACTGCTCGAGCACATCCACGCTTTTCCCGAAGTTGGCAACTTTGCCGTTGAGAGGGTTGGTCATAGATCGGTCGGAATGGAAAGCCGGGTCGGCATGGATAGGAAGATGTCGGTCAGTTCGTCAACGGCATCGCCCGTGGCGTCGTAGCCGTTGACGGCACCGTCAACCAGCAGATCGAGGGCGCTGATTCCGTCGTCATAGCGAGGCGTGCCGTCTTGCACGGTCAGCTCCTGCCCAGCCATCGGGGCAGATGCCTTGCGCAAGCCGCTCGTGCTGCGAATGGACAGCGACATGCCCGTCAGATGGCTGCGCAGGTTCTTGGCTTGGTCGACCACGCCCACGATCCGCGATAGCTGACGTTGGTCATACCCGACTTGGTCGGCTTCGATGTTGAGCCGGAAGGTGTAGGGTGCGCCGGCAGGGGCCTGCTGATACCACTCCTGAACTGTGGCCGAGATACCGAGCGCAGACACAGCACGCTGCACGGCGCCATAGGTGCCCTTGATCCGCTTGAGCGGGATGGATTGGGCGATCACGTCGCGCTTGACCTGGGTTGTCCACGTTTCGTCCCACTCGTCGACGGCGACCTGATAGGCCAGCCACGGCAGCAGCTTGGCGGGGCACTGGTATGGATCGTGCAGGGTGCGCAGCGGAACGGGGATGTTCCGCACGTCCACGCCTAGCGCCGACACAGCGCGTTCAAGCGCCGTCGCATTCGGGGGCAGCAGTGTCGCTTGCGTCATGGCTCGACAACCGGCGTGAGCGTGATGGCCGTGCAGAACGCCGCCTGACCAGCGGACACCGTGACGTTGGCGGCCGGCGTCGACAGTTCGGCCCGCAGCACACCTGGCTGGTGAATGGCCCGGTAGATGCCGCTGATACTGGCCCCAGCAGCGAGGCGATGCACCTTGTCGGCATAGGCCTGGGCGGCTGTCACCGCGTTGTCCAGCACCACGGTCGGATCACTGCCCCGGTCGATGTATAGCGTGGCTTCGATGGTGTACGTGACGATGCTGGCAGACAGCACGGTCACCTGATCCGTGAGCGGCCGAACGGTCTCCGAGCTCAAGGCGGCTGTGACTGCGGCAAGCAAGTCCTCGCTGGCTTCGCCCTGATCGGTTCGGGATAGGACGTAGAGCGTGACATAACCCGGCGTCGGAGACTCCACCGATACGTCGAGCACTTGGCCCGAGGCAGACTTAGCGTGGAACCTGTAGCTCGCTGAGCTGCCCGCAGTGGCGTACGCGTCCAAGCTCAGCAGTGTCCGTTCTCGGAGGTCTGCGTCGGATTCCATCACCGCGTCGGTCGGCGGGACGGCGTCGGAGTCTGCGGGCGTGATGACCAGGCGCTGCACGCCGAGGTTCGCCGCCAGGTTGTCCAGATCCGTGCCGACCGCGTGCGCGAGCATGACGGCGCGAGCCGCGTCGTTGACGCGTTGCCGCAGCACCATCACCTCGTAGGTGTTTTCTTCGAGCAGCTTGGTCAGCGGCTCGGATTCGAGTGCCAGGGTGGCTGTCACTGCCGCCCGCTGATCCGCCGGCATTGCGGCGATCAACCGTGCTTTGCGCACGGCAAGCAGGTCTTCGTAGTTCAGAGCTTCCAGCACATCGGGCGAGGGCACCAGGGAAAGATCGATCATGCCGTCCCTCCGATGCTGACCGTCTGCTGGGTCACTGCAAACGCGCCCTGGTCGAGACGCTCGATGTAGAACGTGCAGGCACCGGATTCCCCCAGCACAGCGCGGGCGCGGCGGATCGATGTGCGAGGTTCCCACTTCATGACGGCTTGCACGGCAGCGGCCTGCAGTCGCAGCAGATTGGAGGCGGTGGCCGGCTGGTCGACCAGCGAGGGCACCAGGCTGCCGTAAGGCCTGCGCATGACACGCGAGCCGATGGGCGTGGTCAGAATGTCGCGGATCGATTGGCTGATGTGATCGGCGAGCGACATGCGCCGGCCGGTAGTCGCGTTCATCATGGTTCGGTCGGGGTGGGTTGGGCGGTTTGCTGGCTGCCGAAGGCGACGCCGCCGTGGGTGTGTTTGACCGTGCTGACGCCGGCGGCGATCAGGTCTTCGCTTGCGGTCAGCGTGCCCTCGATCTGTGCCGATGACGTAGCGCCTTCTGCCACGCCGCTGCCCTTCATGCCGCCCTGGTAGGTCAGCGTCCCCTTGACCGTGCAGTGCCCGGTCAGGGTGGTCTGGGGGCTGTCGATGGTGGCCACCTCGGTCTTGATGACGACGCTGGCCGGTGCGGTGATCGCAGCCGTGCCGCCTGCGGGCAAGGTGATGGCAAGGGCGTGCGCCTCGTGGTCGTACTCGGCGACGGCACCGTCCGGGTAGACGACGGTGGTCTTGTTGGGGTCGAGCGTGGGGGCTGGGTTGTCGTCGGTGTTGAAGCCGCCGAATACACGCGCGTTTTTCGGATCGCCGCCGATGGCCAGCACGATCACCGTCTCGCCAATAGTGGGCGGGTTCCAGGTACGGGTGCTGCCGGCGCGATGTTCTGCGTAGCGCAGCCAGTCGCTGGTTCGCTCTTCGGAAAGGCGTACACGCACCCAGGCACCATGCCCGCGACCATAGTCCACCTGGCTGATGACACCCTCGCGCACCACGTTGTTCAGCAGGCGCTGAACTTCGGCGTTGAAGAGGGCTTGGTCTTGACTCATGCCCCCAATGTGCCGATGGCTCCGCGCGTGCGCGAGCTATTGCGCGTGTGCTGGTGGCGGGTACGGAAAGCCCCCCGCCGGTGTGGCGGCTATGCGCCGCCGGTGGCGTGCTTGAGGATGATGTCGGCGATCAGATCGCGGTCCGCATCGGTGACGCCCAGCAGTTCGCGCCGCGCATACCGCACCTCGGGGCTTTTGGGGTTGCGGAAGTCGACGCGGTCGCGCAGGCCCAACTGGTGGACCCGGGCCGTGCGGCTGACGAAGGGGGCAAACGACACGGTCGCGGTGGTGGTGGTGGCCGAGCGCTTGAGGTAGCGGGCCTTGCGCAGCCCTTCGAACATCCGCTTGATGCGGCCGGCCTTGTCCCGGGTGCGCGGCTTGCGCGGATCGAAGGGGCTGCCGTCCGGGTTGCGCTGATCGGCAATGCGGTGGTTCTGGCTGCGCTGCAGCGCCTGGGCGATCTCCGCCATGGCCGCCTTGCGTGCCGCCGGGCCCAGGTTCTCGAGCAGCGGCGAGGCCCAGCCCGCCAGATCGTCGAGGGCGTCGGCCATCAGTACGGCCCCGCCACGACCCAGGTGGTGCCGGAGCCGGACGCGGCTGGCGTCACTTCACCCAGGTGCTCGGTGCGCAGACGCCGCTGGCCGTCGACCACATCTTCATGCACGGCGACGTTCTCGACCAGGTCGACCTTGATCACGAGGTCGATGGTCTTCGCGTCGATGAATTCGGCTTCGAAGCGAACGGCGCGTTCCCGCTGTTCCTTGTTGAGCGCGATGTCAGGCTGATGCTTGCTCAGCCATGCGAGCACGGGCACGGACACCTTGTCCACGTCGCCGGTAAAGTCCAGCAGCACCAGGGTGCCCGTGTACCGGTACGCGAAGGACAGAGAGGCGGTGCCCTTGGCCACCAGCGTGCCCTGGTCGGCGAACACCTTGAGCCGCTGCGGATCGGTGGTGTATTCGGGCATGGCCTGGGCCAGGAATGCCCGCAGAGCGTGGAGCTTCTTCACCGGCTGCCGATCAGCGCTGTTTGCGCATCTCGCGCAGGTTGTGCCACAGCACGTAGAGGTAGACCGCGCAGGCCGCGCCGAGCAGCAGCAGCCAGTACCGGCCCTGCAGGCCGCCGAGGAACATCAGCAGGCCGAGGCCGGCCACCAGCGGAATCTTCACCAGCAGCAGGCCGGGCAGAACCCCGACCCTGGCGAACAGCTTCGCCATGAGCGGATTGAGCTCAGACCCGCCACGACCGAGGATGCGCTGCGTGGTGTAGATGTCGGCGAGGTTGAGCACGCACAAGAGGATGTAGAGATAAATCATGGGGCTTCCTGTCTTTGGGTTTCCCAGTCCTGGCGGGCCTTGGTCAGGGCGCGCTGGACGGCGTTGTAACTGTCGATACAGAGGTTGAGGTCACGGACGGCGTCGTCTCCGCTGTCGGTGATGGCGACAAGGTCTGCACCAGTCGCCGGGTCAAGTTCGGTTCTCGCTTCGTCAGGCGCAGTGCCGGTACTTCTAGCGGCGGCGGGCAGAGCAGGCTGGCAGGCACCGGCGCCACTGCCAGCGGCTGGCCGGGTGGGGACTGACAGGCGGATACGGCCAGCGCGCACGCCAGCAATGAAAGCGTCTTGAGCGTTTTTCTCACGGGTCATTTCCTCCTGATGGCGGGTGTTGATGTCTTCGAGCTCCAGGCGCAGATCGGTGGCCTGACGTTGGGCTTTATCTCGAGCGACCAGCGCGTCGGCAAGCGCTTGGGCGGTGGCCTGGTCGACACGGTCCTGCGCGGCATTCCAGAGGATCTGCGTTTCTGCTTGGCCCCGGGCGTATCCGGCAGCGTCGACGCGATGCGCGCCCCAGGCCAGTGCTGTGAGGACGGCGATGACTGCGGCCGCGATCAGCCATTGAGCGAGTTTCATGAAGCGGCCCTCAGACACTCGGCCTGCTGCCGCAGGCGATCCGTCCACACGCCGCCGCAAATCTTGTTGCCCGGCGTGGAGCAGTCATATCCGCCGGCGAACTTCCATGCCGGGATGGCATTGCACGCGCCGACGTAGTCTTCGGCGCGCAGGCGCAGCACGATGGTCGAGGTGCGACCAGCCTTGCCGCCCGTGCAGAAGTTGAACGTACCGATGTTGTAGGCGAGGTCGACGTAGATGTCGTACTCGGCCTGGTGGAGCTTGACCTCGGGGCCGATGCACGCGCGGATCTTCGGTTCGTCCCGCTGGACGTGGATCAGCGCGGTGCGGAGCGCTTTCACGGGCGTGGTCCGGTCGCCCATCTGCACGCGGCTGCCGTCGTCGCGCACGGTGCTGCCGAAACCCACCGTGGGTACGTCGCCCCGGGTGGGAATGATCGCGCTGTCGGTGTAGCCCTCGCGGATGGCGATGCCCACAAAAGCCGAAGCGCTCAGGGTCAGGCCCGCAATGGCCACGCGCACCTTAGCGGACATGGCCACCTCCTGTGATCTGATCCATCGTTGCCCGGTGCTGTTCGTCCTTGCGACGCTGTTCAGCTTCGTGCGCCTCAGCGTCCCGGGCTGCCTGGGCCATCCGCACGGTGCGGGTGATGTGCAGTTCACGAGCTTTGTAGATCCAGTTGACGATGAATCCGGCCACGGCCACGGCGATGCCCAACCAGGCAACGTGGTCACTGGAGAGCAGCCATTGGCCGCCGCTGGCCGTCGCGCCACCGGCCACGGTCACACCGGTTGCGATCTTGCTGCCCAGGCTCGGGACCAGGGCGTCTAAGCGTTCGATCAGGTCGAGTTCTTTGGACATGGTGTTTCAGTCCCACAGGGACACGGTTTTGGCTTTCGGGGTGGCAGTCGGTGGGTCTGGCAGCACCACGCGCGTTCCCAGGGGTAGGAACGGGCCGAGGGCAGCCAGGCCAGGGTTTAGGTCGTAGGTCGCTTCCGTCACCTCGGCCGTCACACCCAGATGCCGGCGGCACAGGATGTCGACGGTGTCGTTCTGGCGGGCGATGACCGTGACCGGCATGGCTAGATCAGCTCCGAGGTCATGCGAGCGGTGCCCTGGATGTCACGCACGGCCCAGAAGGCATCGCGGCGCAGCTCGTTTGCCTGGGCCGCGCGGATCTCGGCTCCGTTGTTGGCCCGGCCGGTGGCCTCGATGCCCGCATAGCGTTCCAGCAGCGACGCCCGAGTCAGTGCGTAGACCGCCGTCTCGAACTGGCCGACCTTCACGCTTTGGCCATTGATGGCCAGCGCCGGCACGTCCGCCAGCGTCGCATGGCCGGCGGCCGACTGCGTGGCCCACCAGGTGGCCAGGTCCTGGACGACGCTGGCCACAGCGGTGGTAGCCGCGTGCGTGAGCCGCTCGGCTGTCACCGCGCCGTCGAGGGCCACGGTGTCCCGCAGTTTGGCCAGGTCGATGACAGGCCAGACAGGGCCAGCGTTGAGCGTGCCCAGCGGACTGGGGTCTTCGGACGGCGAGGTCACGACCAGGGGCGGGCCGTTTGCGATCAAGGACATGGTCGGGCGTCGGTTGAGGAATAGGGGGGCGGTGGTCGCCGTGCGTTGTGGTGAGGACCTAACCTTTCACGCGGCACGGCGAGCCGCCCGGCACCGGGGGTGCTCGGTTGGGCTACTTCGCGGCAGCGGGTTTGCGGCCCGGCTTCGCGCGCGCAGTAGCGGCTTTGGGGGTGGCGGTTGCCGTCTTTTTGGCAGCCGTTTTGTTGTTGACCACATCCGGCTTGGGTGTGGGCTCAGCAGCAGCCGCGGCTGTGTCGGCAACGGGCGCCGCTGCTTCTGCCGCTGTAACAGCCGGCGGGGCGTCGGCGTCGGGCAGCGTGACCTTGCCGGCACTGGCGGCGGCGAGCTTGCGCTCGATGCGCTCGATGTCTTTCTTCACGCCGGACTGTGCGTCGTAGCTCAGCGCCGACTGCAGCAGTGCCAACGCCTGATTGAGCACGGTGGCCGGCAGGACTTCGAGATCCGGCGACTCGGCGGTCTGCACCTTGCCCAGCAGCGCATACGCGATGGCCTTGTGCAACTTGGCGCGCGGCTGGTCATGCGCATCTTCGGCTGCCGTGATCGCCTGCACGCCCTGCAGGATCTGCACGGCCGGGCAATCCGGATCGGGTACCAGGGCCGGCTGGCCCGTTTCCGACTTCCCGACCTTCAGCGGCGTCCAGCGGCCATTGAGATAGGCGTCCGCAAATTCTTCGATGACCGTGGTCGCTGTACTGCGTTCATAGCGGTCCGGCAGGCGCAGCTTGTACTGCAGTACGTAGGTTGCCATTTCCAGGGCCAGCGCATAGGCTCCTGCGTCGACGGCCCACACCATGGTGGTGGTCACGACCTTGTCTTCGGCCCCGTTGCCCTTCTGCACAGCACTCGTGATCCAGTCGAAGTAGTCCGGCAGGATCTCCGCTTTCACGCTGGCCTTGAGCAAGATGCCTTGAATTTCTTTGAGGCGACGTTGGTCAAAAGCCAACTTGGCCAGCATGAGCTGGTAGGCGTCGCCTTGAACTTGTTTTCCGAAGGGCGAGGCCGCTTGGGCCTGTTCGGCCATGACGCGGGCGTAGTGACGCTGAGCAGGGGATAAAGGCATGGTCGTGCGGGATAGGTTGGACCGATGGGCCCGGCCGCGTGGCGACCGGGATGCGGCGGTTACTCGGCAATCTCGATGTTTTCGACCAGCGCGGCCAGACCGTTGTCCTCGAGCACGAAGGCGTCGTTGCTGGACTCGAAGTTCTCCACCCGGTTGCGGCGGGGGTTCTCGATGATGTGACGGCGGCGTGCGCCGGACTGCCAGTAGACCGACAGGTTGTCGAACGTCGTGACCAGCACGGCATTGGCGGGGAAGAACGGCACTGTCACAGCCTGCAGCCCGCCCACACGCTTCTGGCTGATCACCACTTGCGAAGCCAGCGTCTCGGACGGGGCCTGGGTCACGTTGACCAGAGGGAAGTACTTGTCGTGCATCAATGCACTGCCCAGGATGGCCACGAGGTTGGGGTTCTGGCGATGCCAGGGATCCAGCAACTGGATGGCGTCGAACACCGCCGCGTCGATGTTCTTGTAGTCGCCACCCACACCGATCACGACCTTGCCTGCCTCGACATCGCCCGAGGCGAGAACACGACCGGGCGCATCTTCGCGCAGGTGCTGCAGCCAGCCCTTGTTCACGTCCTGCAGCAGCGGATTGGCAGCGATGTCCGTATCGGCCGCAGCACTGAGTCCATTGAACCCGATGCAGATGCGGTCGAGCGCCTGGCGGATGACCAGTTGCATGGCCACGCGGTTTTGGAAATCGGGGAACTTGGCCCAGGCGTCGATTTTTTCGTAACCCAGGTGGGTGTCATAGTTGGTCTGGACGCACTGGTAACCGATCTCGCTCAAGGTCGTGAGGTCGCGCGTCTGACGTTCCTTGTTCGCGGTGTTGGTGCGGCCGGCACTCGGGCCGGAGAGACCGAGGCCCAGCTTTGCGCCGGACTTCTCGTCGACGGGCACGAGGTTGATGCGCTTGAGGAAGTCGCTCGACTCCTGCATTTTGTTTTCGAGCTTCTGCTGCACGCTGGGCACGACGTTGAACGTCTTGTCCACGTCGGTGCTCCCAACGGCGTTGAGGCTGGCCACGCGGCCCAGATACGCGTTGTAGATTCGGCGGCTTTCGGTCTTCATGATCGGATTTCCTGCTGTGGTTCGGATAGATGGCTCGGCGCGAATGCGGCCGGCTTAGAAGTCGGTCTGTGCAGCGGCCTCGCCGCCAGTTGCCGGGGGGCGCTGCGTGTAGTTCGGCGTGCTGTCGTACTTGTCGTGCTGCGTCTTGAGCGCTTTGAATTCGTTGCGCAGATCGGCAATGGCCCGGTCGTTTTCGGCTTGATGCTTTTCAGCGGCAGTGACGTGTGTCGCGAAATGCGTGCCCACCTGTTTCAGGGCATCGGCCACGGCAGAAAAGCGCGAGTCGTCGGTCGTCGACTTGCCGGTGAACAAGGCGACTGCACCGTCCAGCGCCGACTTGAACCGAGCGGCCATGCCGTTGGCTGCAACTTCATCGTCGGAGAATTCGAAGACGACTTCTTCTGCAGCGGCGAATAGGTCGCCTTCGTTGGTCTTGCGTGCGGCAAACGGGTTGACCGCTTGCGTGGCCGCGAAAGCCAGCATCTCGGTGCCCAGGCTGGCCGGGTTGTCCGTCACGGCCAGACCGGTGAGATACGCCTCGTTCGAGTCCGCGAAACTCGGGCGAACTTCGATAGATGTGTAGAGCTTCTGTTTCTTCTTGACCAGCTCGACGAGTTCGTCGGTGGGTTCGATCTGAGCCAGCAGGGCCAGCTTTTTGGTGCCGCTGATTTCGACCTCTTCGGTCTTCACCGCCAGCACATCGCCGTAAGCCTTGAAATCGCCACTCGGGCTGAAGCCGCGGATGTGTTCCATGTTGACGCGCGCACCGTATTTCTTGGGGTCGTAGTGCTTGGCGATCTGAGTCAACCAGACGCGCTCGATGGTGCGGCCGTCGCTGGTTGCGCCTTCGACGGCGACGCGGAAAAACTGGGATTTCTTGGCCATGAGTGGATGTGCCTCGCTGGGGGGTTAACAGGGACGCAAAGGGTGGTTGGTGCGTGTGTTCCCATGTTGATCCGGGCCCCGCGCGCGCTCAAGCCGCGCACTGTGTGGCGGTGACGGGCACGGATGCGAGTGCTGGCGATAAGGGGGAGGCGTCGGCAACCTTGGCGGCATGCCAAGAAAGAAAGCCGCAGGGGGCAGCGTTGCCCCTGTATCCAAGAGAGAGCCCGTTGCCCCGTGGGAGGACGAGGGGCTCGTGTGTGCCGTCGAAGAACCGCCGGCAGCGGGCGCTCAGATTGCCACGCTGACGCCTGAAGCGCAACCCCGGACTGCCGCACGATTTCTGTACTGGCAAGGGTGGCGAATCAAGCTCATTGCCGAAAAATTGGGTCTGCCGCCCACGACGGTTTACGGCTGGAAAGACGCTGAGAACTGGGACAAGTTCACGCCGCTGGAGCGCGTGAACGGAGCGCTCGAATTCCGCATGGTCCAGTTGATCATGAAGGACACCAAGACCGGCGGTGACTTCAAAGAAATCGACCTGCTGGGCCGGCAGCTCGAACGCACGGCGCGGGTCGAGAAATACAAGGAAACCGGCAAGGAAGGCGACCTCAATCCGGCTATCGCCGCTCGCAACGCCGGGCCGAAGAAACGGCCCAAGCGCAACCAGTTCAGCGAGGCCCAGATTGAGCGCCTGGTCGAGCTGTTCCATGAGGGCAATTTCGCCTATGGCAATCGGTGGTTCGAAGCCCAGAAGGAGCGCACGCGCATCCTGCTCAAATCGCGGCAGATCGGCGCGACCTACTACTTTGCGCGCGAGGCTTTGGTGCGTGCCGTCACCGAAGGCCGCAACCAGATTTTCCTGTCGGCTTCGAAGGCCCAGGCCCACCAGTTCAAGAACTACATGATCGCCTTCGCGCGGGAGGTTGACGTCGACCTCGGCGGCGATCCCATCGTGCTGTGGAACAACGCTGAGCTGCACTTCCTCGGTACCAATGCGAAGACCGCGCAGGGCCGCAGCGGCGACTTCTATTTCGACGAGTTTTTCTGGGCCGGCGGCTTCAAGGAGTTGAACAAGGTGGCCAGCGCGATGGCCACGCACAAGCACTGGCGAAAGACCTATTTCTCGACTCCGTCGGCCAAGTCGCACGAGGCATATCCGTTCTGGACTGGCGAGGATCTCAACAAGCGGCGCGACAAGACCAAGCACCTACAGCTCGACCTCAGTCACCGCGCACTGGCCGATGGCATTCGCTGCACGGATCGCCGCTTCCGCCACATCGTGACAGTGGAGGATGCGGTCCGCATGGGCTGCAACCTGTTCGACATCGATGAGCTGCGCAGCGAGTACTCCGACGACGAGTTTTCCAACCTGTTCATGTGCGAGTTCATCGACGACAGCCAGTCGATGTTTCCACTGGCCCTCATGCAGTCGTGCATGGTGGACTCGTGGACCGAGTGGGCCGACGACTTTAAGCCGCTCGCGCAGCGGCCCTTCGCCCACGCACCCGTCTGGGTGGGCTACGACCCGGCGCACACCGGCGACTCGGCCGCACTGGCGGTCATTGCGCCCCCGCGTGTGCCGGGCGGCAAGTTCCGACTGCTGCACCGCCAACAGTTCCGGGGCGCGGATTACGAGGCCCAGGCCAAGTACATCGAGTCGATCACCAAGCAATACAACGTGGCCTACATGGGCATCGACACCACAGGCATGGGGCAGGGCGTCTATCAGCTCGTGCTGAAGTTCTTTCCCCAAGCCCGGGCCTACCAGTACGACCTGGCTATCAAGTCACGCCTGGTTCTCAAGGCGAAACACGTCATCAGCAAAGGCCGCCTGCAGATGGATGCCGACTGCACCGACGTGGCTGCAGCGTTCATGGCCATCAAGCGTGTGCTGACACCCAGCCAGCGGCACGTGACCTACCACGCTGGCCGCAGTGACGACGTGGGACACGCGGATCTCGCCTGGGCCGTCATGCACGCACTCGACAACGAAACACTGGCCGGGGATGTCCTCGGCTCCAATTCTTCCGTGGAGATTTACGAATGAAGATGCGCCACCGCGCCCATCAGGCCCAGCCGGCGCCCACAGCAGTGCAGGCATCCATCGCCCCGAGCGAGGGCGTCGAGATGTTCACCTTTGGCGAGCCCGAGGTGGTCGACCGTGCCAGTCTGCTCGACTATGTCGAGACAGCGTTCAACGGCCGGTTTTACGAGCCGCCCATGCCCCTAGATGGCCTGGCCAGCGCGTTCCGGGCCTCTCCGCACCACAGCTCGGCCATTTATCTCAAGCGCAACATTCTCGCGGCGATGTTCGAGCCGCACCCGCTGCTGACGCACGCGACATTCGAGGCCATGGTGTTGGACTTCCTGGTGTTCGGCAACTGCTACGCTGAAGACCGGCGCGCCATCACCGGCCGACCGATGGGCTATCAGCATTCGCTGGCTCGATTCACTCGGCGCGGCAAGGATGGGCGGTATTTTTTCGTGCAAGGCTGGCAACAGGCGCACGAGTTCGCGCAGGGCAGCATCTTTCACCTGCGCGAGGCCGACATCAATCAGGAGGTCTACGGGCTGCCGGAGTATCTGAGCGCGCTGCAGGCCGCGCTGCTCAACAAGTCGGCCACCATGTTCCGCCGCCGCTACTACGACAACGGCAGCCACGCGGGTTTCATCATGTACCTCTCCGATGCTGCAGTGGGAGCGAGCGATGTCGACACGCTGCGTGACCAGCTTCGCCGGTCGAAAGGCCCGGGCAATTTCCGGAACCTGTTCGTGCACGCACCCAATGGCAAGGCCGATGGGCTGAAGCTGATTCCGGTGAGCGAGATTGCAGCCAAAGACGATTTCACCGCGATCAAGAGCGCCAGCCGTGAAGACGTGCTGGCAGCGCACCGCGTGCCGCCCGGCCTGCTGGGGATCATTCCTAACAGCACTGGCGGCTTTGGCAATCCCAACGACGCGCTGCGGGTGTTCATCCGCAATGAGGTTCTCCCGCTGCAGGGGCGGTTCCGCCAGATGAACGAGTGGGCCGGTGATGAGGTGGTGCGGTTCGGCCCGTACCTGCTCGACGACGGCAAGCCCGCATGACGCTGGCCGGTGTGACCGGCTGACCGCACCAGAGGGCGCTAGAGGCGCCCTTTGTTTTGGCCCTCGCTACCCCTCAGTTGATGAGCTCGGGCCCGCCTGCGGTCCGCCTGACCCCCGCTGCGACCCTGCCGGGGCACCGCCGCCCCTCGGTCGAGCCGCTGAACTGCCTAAAAAAGAGGCATTTTCGGCCCCAAAAGGGTGCTTCCAGCCCTCGCGGCGCGCCACATCGCCCCCGCCGCGCCTCCCCGCTTCAAGGGGCGCAAATTACGACATGGTCGAGTGCGGATTGCACCCGAGATGCCAGTGCCAAGCCTGCTTCCAACCAAGCTCAAACCATTACGAGAATTTTCGAAATTTTCTGTACCATGTGTTGATCAGGAGGGACCATTGATGAGAGATCTTTTTGTCGCTTACTACCAGCCCACAGGTGAGCAATTCGGCACACTGTGGGACAAGGCACTCATCGTTCTCGACACCAATGTGCTTTTGGATCTATACAGGCTCCCCACTTCAACGCGGGATGAGTTTCTAACTGTTCTCTCAACACTTAAAGATAGATTGTGGATTCCGCATCAAGTTGCATTGGAGTTTCAGCGGCGCAGAATTACAGTAATCAATGCCGAGCGAAAATCAATACAAAATGGTCTGGAAAAAGCAGTAGGCTATTTTGGGGATTTAAAAGGAATTATTGCGGGATTGGAGTTGGAGAAAAGAGGTCTGCAAGAAAAAGGAAGCTCGTTAGAGTCTGGTCTTATTGCTATGGAAGAACAGGTTGCGAAATTATTTGATGAAATATTGGCCAAGCAGTTAAATTCTTTTTCTGAGGATCCAATTAGAGATTCTCTGGATGAATTGTATAAGGGTGGGGTCGGTGATGGGCCTGTGAGTCAAGATGTATTAGATGGTGTTTTTGAAGAAGGTGAGGGGAGGTTCGAAAATTTAATTCCACCAGGTTTTCTTGACGCGGCAAAAGATAGAAATCCTAAAGAGGCGAATTTCCTTCATGGCCAACTGAAATATAAAAGTAAATTTGGAGACTTGCTGCTTTGGAAGCAGATGATCGATCATGTCCGTTCTGGAGATAGAAAGCATCTGATCTTTGTTACTGAAGATAAAAAGGAAGATTGGTGGAGAAGGGAGTCTGGAAAAACAATAGGGCCGCATCCAGAGTTAATTAATGAAATGCGTATCAGTGGTGGAGTGGAGCTATTTTGGATTTATTCTTCTCTTCAGTTTGTTGAGCATGCAAATAAATATTTTCATGCGGGGGTCTCAAGTGAGGCTGTTCGCGAAATTTCGCAAGTTTCGGTCGATGAGGTTGACTCGGGTGGGTACGCCGGTATTCATAAAAGTCTAATAAATTTTTACAGCGATATCGAAGATGATGATTATGAATTCATTCGTACTAAGAGTCATTCGGCATTCATGATGAAGCATTGGCTCGAAATGGAGGTTGGTACGATTGGTGTTGATTTGAAAAATGATGAAATATTTCTTGCGCGCAGGTTTGATGGTGTGTATGCATTTGAATTCAAAGTTGTGCTTCGATTAAATGTGTCGGATATTCTGAGTATCTGTAGGTCTGCATTTAACGATGCGGCAGATAGAATTCGGACAGGTTTTTTTTCAGGCTATGTTTTGATATTGATTTTTGATAAGATAAATTTCATGTCGCTATTGCATGGGCGCCAGGGGGATAGGTTTATAGAGCGACTGCAGGATGTCATGGTTTCTTATGGATGCAAAAGTATTATTTTTGGGTTCGTAGAGAGAGGAATGTTCGTAAGATATGGCGGAATTGGAGATGATGTGATCTCGGAGGTTAAGCGGATGGCAATGTAA